CCCCAGGGCTACGGGCGTAGTAAGGGCAGACTTGAGCGCACCACTATAAGGTACGGTAGTAGCCGCAACATCAAGTATGCCCCTAGCGGCGGCAGAGTTCCGGACGCGGGAAAGCTTCTCCTCCGGCGTCTCTCCTGGTACATCCACCATCGCAGAAGCCCCGGCCTGTTGAGACACGCCACGCACGGCGGCGGGGGCAGCAAGGGCCATCATCCGTTGGAACGGGGTAACGGCACGACTAACCGGGGCCATGGTCTCAAGGGCGCCAATGGCTACATCGCCAGCCATCGCCCCGGGCTTCTCAAGGGGGGTAGAAGGCTCGAACGGGGCTTGGTCCCACCCGTACTTCTCCCGAACCTCCTTGATGGCTCCAGCGCCCACCTCGGGGTCATAGAGGGAGTAAAGCCCCAGGGGGAGTTCAGCCAGTCGCTCACCGAAAGCAGGCACCCGCTTAACGGCTCCCTTCATCACACGGAAAGGCGCGGTGAAAGGATGCTCCTCAGCTTCTTGCTTGGCCTGCTTGCCCCAGGTGGCCACATCGGAAAGCCCGGTCTTGATATCTTCCACGAGCCCGGCCCGCTGGCTAGCAGCAGACTGAAGCTTGGTAATGGGGCCCCCCTTGGTAGTAGATTCCACCTTTGAATAGATGTTTTCTTTGATTTTGGGGGTCTCGATAGGCTTAAGCCCGGACGGCAATTCGCCGTCGTCAATTGGCTTAAGTCCAGGCGGGAGATCAAAGGCCATTAACTATCCCTTGGGGGCTACGTATTCTTTGCCATCTTCATAGTAGAACTTATTGTCGATCTTGTAGACAGGGCGGTCAGTAGCGTCCCTGGCGACCGGCTTAGAAGACTGGATCTTCAGCTTAAGCGCCTTGTCGGAAGCACCAACTCCCTTGGCCTTGGCCTTAATAAAGTCGGCACCAGACGGGGCCGGGGCAGAACTACCGGGCTTGCGAAGTACGGGACCACCGCCTTCAATGTCGATTCCTTTTCCCTCGGTTCCCTTCTGTGACAAGCGTTCCCATCCCTGTGTGACGGCATTTTCGGCCTCTTCCCGGGTGAGCAACGGCTGAGGCTCGGCAGGTTGGCCGGTCATGATGTTCTTGCCGCGAATGATATTGGCATTCTGGGCCTGGCGACGGTCATTCTCTTCCTTCATGTGCTTGCTTACGGCGGTGTCAAAAGCGGCGATACTGCGCCCACTAATTTTGCCACCCGACCCAAAAGAAACATTATCGGCAGGCAATCTTTCTCTAAGCCTTGCCAGTTGCTCTAGCGCATCTTTCTCAATCGGAAGAAGCTGCTGCCCTCTCTCAATCTTAAAATTGATCGCATCAATACGCGCATTATCAAGGCCCATCTTCCGGGCAAGATCGCGCTCCGCAAGATCATCCTTATTGATCCTATGTTGGTATAGGTTTTCCTGGTTCTGTTCTTTGAGGTCAAGCCCACGCTGTTTTATCGCGGCCCTCCCGCCCATGGTCTGGTTATATTGTGCGGCGGGCCTATCGTCTGCCTGTGCTGAAGCACCACCCATGCCAACCATAACCCTATTCATTAGATCCCGTGCGTCCCAATTAGCCCTGCTCGACTTGGATTCAGCCGTCTCCTCGGGCTTCTTCACCAGGAAGGAGGCGATCTTGGGGTCGATGCCGTTCTGGATAAGCATCTGTTGGCTAGCTTCTGCCTCTTCGGGGGTACTGTAGATATTGTCTTGAGCCTGCTTAAGCAGCCTGTCTTGCATCTGCCCTTGGTGCCAAGCGCGGGCTTCCGCCTCCTGCGCAGCCGCACGGCGCTGAGCCTCGGCCAACTGATCTCGCTGCAACCCAAGATGCTCGGCCTGCATCCGGTTTCCAAACCCCTGCTGCTGGCCCTGGTTAAACCCACCGAGGATGGAGGCAGCAAGGGACTGAGGCTGGCTACCAAGCTGGATAGCCGTATCAATCCCGTGCTGGTAGTTAGAAAGCCCCTGATCGTAGATTCCCATTAGCCCATCCTACTGCATGTTCTTATAGCCGAAGTTATTGGCGGACTCAGTAGTACCAATCTTCTGCGGGTTAGAACCAGACTGCTGGCCATAGTAGTTACCTACGCCCTGAGCCAAGGCCCCGAAGCCCTGGTTCATGGCCTGCATCTGGGCGTTCTGCCGGGCGCTATCAAGGTTAGCCTGCCCCATTGTATAGGAGCTGTTATAGCCAGCCTGGGCCGCCTGGCGCTGGGCTTCCATATCAGAAGCATGAGTGCCAACACCAAGGCCCTGCCCGGTAAAGGCAAGCTGAGTCTGGGCATTCTGGGTAGCCTGATTGGCCTGCTGGGTCTGGTTGCCCTGGAGCCAGCTAATCATGTTCATGCGGTCTTGCCAGTTCTGGCGGGCGTTCTGGTTCATAGCCTGACCCGCGTTGATAGCGTTATTGCCCTGTGCAAGTTCAGACTGGGACGAGTTCATCATGCCCATACGGCTAGCCTGCTGGCGGGCAAGGCTCTGCTGGTCGCTAAGCTGTTTGGCAATCTCATTGCGCTGCATATTGGGGGCTTGGGTAAGGTAGTCGAGCAGGGGGTTCCCTGCCCCCGCCTGACCTCCGTTACCGGTAGCCCCAGAGCCCGACCCGTAGATCTGTTCTTTGGCGTGGGTAAGCTGAGCGAGCTGGTTCTCAAGGCCCTGTTGCTGCTCCTTGCGCAGGGCTTGGTTCCCGGTGTCGGTCTCAAGCGCCTTATTATATTCCTGAATCTTCGGCTGAATATGCTGTGAGTAAATATCATTAAGCCAGCGGGTCCAGGCGTCTGTAATGTTCCCGCTATCCCCATACTTACCACCAGTATCGTTTACAAACTGGTCCCAAAGTGCGTTTCTTGGAGCATTGCTCAAGCTATTGGGAACGCCCACGGAACCATCTTTGAGGTTCTTGGTAGTCTCAGTATCAACGCCAGACGGGGCACCGGTCTTGGGGTTCCAGTTCTTGTTAGCAGAAGCAGCCAGCGGGCCCATGGTCCCTACTGCAAAACCCTGCTGCCGAATCTGCTCAAGTGTTAGCGGCTTGCCGGTTTTGGGGTCCAGCAACGCCTGTGCGAGCGGGCCAAAATACTTATCCGCAAGGCTACCGGAGCCAGTCTTCATATTATCTAGCTGCTGCTGAACCTGCTTAATCTGTTGGTCAAGCTGGAAACTGTCGTTGCCGCCTCCACCAATTCCAAGAAGCGAGTTGAGCATTGAATTCATTTGTGCGTTCTGGGCGTAATTGCCAGCCCCGGCACCCGGCGCACCGGTATAAACGATGCGACCAGAGTATGGATCTACGTATACGCCACCATACTGGCTACTAACGGCGGCAGGGTTACTGTAGCCCATAAGATCTGGTGCATTAGGCAATTTACCACTCCCAGCTTGCGGCAACTGGCTTCCGCCAGCCGCGCCCAAAACACCACCAATAAGAGCCCCCCATCCGCCGCCAACGGAAGCACCCGTACCGGCACCACTCATACCACCCTGTACAGCACCCTGAGAGTTAAAGCCCATTTGACAGCTCCATAACTATTCTACCTCACTCCCTTGGTCCTGGCGTCCGGCCTCCAGCCTAAAATGCTGGGGCTGTTAACGCTAGACGTAGTGGTAAGGGTGAACTGGAAAGACTGGTTATCCCCCAGGGTATAGATCCGGTGGTAATTGGCAATATTGCTAGTAACCAGGAGCGGGCTACCGTCGGTAGTGGACTCGGTAAGGGTATGGGTAGTAGTGGTACCGGTCTGGCCCCAGTTCCAGGAGGTAGATAGGCCGATGGCATAAGTTGAGGCCACAAGCTTATCTACAATGAAATCAACCCAAACCATGCGCTTCTTCATCCAGCTCCGGAGGTCGAACCATCCAGTAACATACGTCGCCGTAATGGGGGTACCGTCATCCGTAAAGCCGCCGATCTTCATCAGCTTCCCGGTGGTGTGCTGGAGCAAGTAAACATCCCCAATGGGATTAAGGGAGGCATCGCAGAAGAGGAAGTTATCGTACTTGGTCCACCCGCCGATAGTGTAGTTATAGACCAGGGCTTTTTGGTTGACCTTCTCGCTAGCAGACTGTCCGGTGTCAGGATAAAGCCATACTGCCTTACGGTTCTTCACGTCGTTAAAGGCGCTGATTCTCCACCAAAAGGACTTCTCGGTATCGTCATTAATCAAGGGGCGGATCTTCTCGCTGATGTTGGTAGCCTGTACGTCGGCACCCGCCAGGATGCGCTGTACGCTAGTGGGCCCATACTGACTCCACATCATCAGGTCATTCTCTACCTGAATGAAGCTTTTGGGGCTGAAACAGCCGGTACCCTGGATACGGCTTAGAACGAAGTCAGTGGCAGAACTACCCGTGTAGAACAGGCTGTTAGTCCTGGTGGTAATCATGGTCAAGTCATACAGCGGGGCACACCCGGTAATCCGGTTGTCAGTCGCGCCATATACCGTAAAGGTAAATGCACCGGATGCCCCCGTAGTAAGCCAGTCTAGGCAGTTACCCGCAGCGCATACCCACACAGTATCCTTGCGCCACGCCAAGAGGCGCTGGTCCCTACCAATAGCGATAGCGGCGAAGCCCTCCGGCTGGCCATTTACGTTCCAGTCATTGGGGGTGTTGTAGGCCCCATTGGTTAGGGGCGGGTTAATCGTTGGGGAGTAGTTAGCAACCCCAGTATCGTCAAAGGTCGTAGCAAGCGTATAGCTAAGCGCACCAACGGTAAGGGCGATGTAGGTATTGCTGGGAACGTCATACTTATAGATCCGGTACCCAGCGTTTGCCCCGAGCACCGGGGACCAAGTGATCCTGTTGTAGATGGTGCCCGACAATACGGCCCCACCGCTTACCGCAACGGGAGCGGATGCAATCGTTTCTCCGCGACCGGTGATGGCGGTCACTACGTAGGTTGCCGTGGTGCCAGTTCCACCTACTGCCAGCCCAGTGAGGCCAGTGGGGGGGTCAAGCCTAGATGCATTCTCCAACGTCACAAGCGCGTTGTAAAGCTGGCTGTATACAGGGGCAGACAGCCCAGCATTAGACATTACATAAGAGTTACCAAAGGCAACGCCTAGGGCCGGGGTACCATCGGCACCAGTCTTATCCTGGATGTTGAGTCCGTTAAATGCCGATTGGTCGGTCCAAGGCCCGGAAGGAGACGTGGACTCATAGAAGACGCCATTGACTACATTTACGTAAACGGTAGTACCGTCTTGCCTAGTGTAGTTATCCGAATATTGCGTAGCGCCTGGAGCAGCGATAGTCGATTGGGCCGTGTACCCGGATCGAACCTGGATGTTGCCACGGAGGATATCCCAGTTGGTAATGTCCTGGGCCTCAGAGTCCTTGATGTTGAGAATCGTGGAATTGCGGTTAATGCCCCCAATGTTGAGGGTTTCCGGGAGCTGGTCATTCCTACCCGCATAGCTAGGCATTTGTTACCACTCCGTATTGTTGCCGTACACATTGGGCCGCATAGAGTATTGGGTGGCTGTCTGCCTATCGGTGGCTTCCATGAACCCGATAACCTGCTTGAACCTAGTGTATTCCTTGTCGGCGTCTGGGTACTCAAGCAGGGTCTTCAGCTTCCACTTTCCAAAGGCTACAACCGCCTCTAGGAACTCGTAGGGTAGGTTGATGGACGCATTGTCATTGGAACTAGTCAGCCTACCGCCAGCATTGCGCTCATAGGTATATCGGATCTGTGGGGCCGTAGTAACTGCAAGCGCCGTGGGGGTAGGGTACACACGGAAAAAGTTGGCATCAGCCGTGCAGTAGATAGGGCCGCCAGTCATGTTCTGGAGATTGAAGAATGGAAGCTGAGCGTACCAGTCATCGGGGGTAAGTTCCCGCAACTGATAGCCATTCCAGCTTGGCGGATAAGCCATGCTCACAAAATCAGCAGGAAGGGGGTAATCGCTCTGGCCAGCAACGATATTGTAGTAGGCCGTCGTTCGCGCAAAGGCCCAGCGGTGAGAGCGGTAGATTTCTACAACAGCATCGTTGACTGCCTCAAGGACAAGGTTACCCCTAAAGGTCATACCCGTAAGGGTGGAGAAAGATTCAGCACCACATTCGTTCAAGATGCGGTTAACCACGGATAGAAGCCCGGGGATTTGCGTGGTCTGCGTTTGAACAGTGGTCATTCCGTCACCTTAGTTGTACAGTGCATATACATCATAAACGGAACCGTCGATAACACATGTACCCGAAGTCGTAGTAGTGAACTTGATCCTTACGGTACCCATGGCCACCGAGCCCGGGATGGTAACCGAATAGACCCCGTTTGCATGGAATTCACCGGGGTACACACCGGACGCTACAGAGGCCAGCGTATATGGGTAACTAACCCCGTTGTCTGTAGATATAAGTGCTGAAAACTCACAGTGAGCGCCAGGGGCGTTTGTCACTCCATTAACGGTTAGGTTCACATAGAAGACGACACCTGACTTGGTGATTACAGAGAACGCATTAACGTACCAGTTGCAGGCGGCTGTGAACGTAGCTGCCGTGGCTGGGTCCGCATCATAGGCATTGGCCGGGTTAGTGACACTTCCCGAGCTAACCGTATTGGCGGTGGGCCTACTTACTGTTGCCCCGATGACATAGCCACCAAATGGGATCATTAGGCAAATCCCTTGCGGAGATCGCAGTAATAGTTCGTACCGTCATAGTGGATAGACAAAACGTCAATAGCGCCAGCAGCCGTACTAAGAACCGGTACAGAGCCACCGGGCCACTTAAAGGCGGGCCAAGTCACAATACGGTTGCCCGTTCCGTCCTGAACAATAATGACCGAGTACCATCCGCCAGCCACCGCACCGGTCGGGAGGGAGACGGTAAAGTTGGACGTAGCAGTAATCTTAAAGCTGTTGCCGGTGGTCAGGTCTAAAGTTAGCGGGGTTCCGAAAACGGGACTAACTAGGGCTACGTTAAAAGCTTTGGTCCAGGTCTGCTGAACCGAGGTAAGGGGGATGGTAACGGACGTATTGGCCGTGGCAGTAACAACACCAGCCGTGTTGACCGTGAAGGCCGTAGCGGTAAAGGCCCCGGTGGAGGAGTTGAGGCTCTGGTAAGTAGCTGCGGCAACGCCCGATAGAGGAAGGTCTGCATTCACCAGAACACGGAACGTAGGGGTACCAGGAGCCCCATTAGGAGAGGCGAACACCTTGTTAGCAGTCTGGCTCTGCCAGGCCCCTACGAGTGTCCCAGCGCCCACTACGGGGCTACCAGATACGGCAAACTCGCTAGCAGGCAGCGAAAGGGCCACACTGGTTACGGTGCCAGAACCCGCCCCAGTGGCAGCAGCGGCCACGAAGTTCCGGTAAATGGTATAGGTAGGGAAGGTAGAACCGCTTACCTGGATTTGGTAGAACCCATCGGGAGCCCCGAAAGAGAACCGCCCCAGGCTGTCCGTAGTCAGGGGGTTAGCGATGGCAACCGGAGTTGCCGTGATGGAACTAGCCGCGCTATAGATTGAGGGCAGCGGGGACGCCTGAACCACCCCACCTACAACAGAGTAGACGGTTACAGTGGCCCCGGCTGCGGCATTGCCAAACTGGTCAAAGGCTGAATCCGTGAAGATCGCATAGGCCATTAGTTGAGTACCTCAATAAGGCAAGTCACGCCGCTGATCGTATTGGAAGCGCTGGCAGTACCCCAAGTAGCGGTAACGTCCAAAGCGCTGGATGCCGTCGTATCAATGGTAGCAAGGTTGGCAGGGAGCCAGTGGTGGTCGGCGGCACTGGAAGCCGTAGCGGTCTGGTAGTTAAAGTTGCCAGCACACTGTACCGTCCCGGTGGCTCCAGTAGTACGGCAGGTGATATCGGCAACACACTCCCAGTTGGCATTAGCGGGGATACCGGCTACAAGCGCCAGAGCCGTAGAGTCCAGAACGACTGTGGACCCATACTTAACCTTAATCTGGAGGGTGGGTGTACCAGTCTCGGAAACCACACCGCGCAAATGCAGGCGAACCGTCTTACCAGCCACAAAGAAGTTAGCCGGGAGCGTCTTGGTCCCAACCCCAGTGCCGATAATGCTGGTTTCCGCAACAGAGTTTGCAACCGTGGCTGTAGCGGTAGAAGTGAAGATAACGCCCTCTACCATCTGCTTAATGCCGTCCTGGAATGTACCAAGTGCCTTTTGGGTAGAGTCCTGCCAAACGTCACCGGAGGTGGACGTGGCGGCCTTGGCCACCATGTTTACGGTACCAGTCTGGCTTACTGAAAACAGATTGGCACTAGCGCTGTCCTGGATCTCCAGCATATTCGCGCTAGACGTAGCTTTGGCCCGGATGACTACGCCCTTGAGCCCATTCGGGCTTGAGCCAACGTCAAACACGCCGACAGCGCTATTGTCGTTTACGCCAACGGCAAACGCGGCACCAGTCCCGCCAAGTGGGGTCCTATAGAAGTGGGCGATGAGCCCACCATTCACCAAGATTCCAAGCTGGTTAGCCGTTTCCGGGAAGATTTGAACCACATCGGCTACTGCGTTATACCCAAGCGCCAGGATTGCAGCCCTACTGGCGGTAGCCCGCATCGACAACGTGGTATTAGTAAGCGCCGTAGGCGCGTACATCGTCATCGTGTTCTTAGTGAAGCCGTACATCTGCGTACCGGCTTCAGCCGCACCATCATCCGCAAGCAGTTCGAATGTGTCGCCCTTAATCCTGGACGTAACAATCTTATCGGTGGTCCGGTTCATCTGGAAGAAGATTGGCCTAACTACGGTAGCGCCCGAAGACGATACGTATTGGAGATATGCCTCCATTTTGTTCTGGCCAGAACCATCGTTATAGTTGCCCTCGATATTAAACGAGAAACCATTCTCTCCGGCGGTAGACAAGGTCCCATCTGCCTTTAGGTTGTAGCCAAGGGCCATAACGGGGTCACGGGTACCATTAAAGAGCGGGTCAGCAAAGTTGAATAGGTTTGGGCCACGACCGGCATCTGCATTATTTACGACTACGGCACTGACGCTTGAACCAGCCGTATAAGACGCAACGACGCCGGGTACATCTGCCGCGGTGATCGTATCCCACGCCGGGACTGCGGACGCCACCCCGGTGCCCGTCTGTACAAGGTATTTCTTGGTGGTCGTGGTGTTCCCATTAAGTACCGACGGAGTACCAGCCGGTACAGTCCCCCCATAAATCATGTCCCCGAGTAGAGACATAGGATTGACCATCGGGCCGCCAGCGGTGGCCCCGCCATCGAACAGGTTGATATTTGGGATATTGACAGTAGCTACGCTATTGCCCGAAAGCTGTATCGAGTAATCCCCGTTGGGGGCGGCGAAAGAGAAGAACCCATTGGCATCGGTGGTAAACGGGTTCGACTTGCCAGACAGAGAGTTCCCGTCAGCCGAGGGCTCGTAAATGGTAGCAAGCGTACTGGTGTTGGCGTTGTAGACCGACACAAGCCCAGCATTGACAGCGTTGCCCTGCTGATCCCGGTACCAGTTGGAATAACTCTGCATCTCGATTCCTTAGAAGATCGTCTGGTTGCCAGTGAGGGTATTGGTCCCGGCGTTGCTAATAGCCTGCTGCACAAAGTTGTAGCTAATCAGGTTGTTGATAGAACCACCGTCGCACCGAATGGAGGCGGTAATGCCCGTGGACCGGATCACGTTGCCCTGGACGATGCCACCATTGGTAGAGGCCGCTCCGTTGGGGCAATGAATGCCGTAACGGCCCGACAATAGATCCATCACATTATTGAGCGCAAAAGTATTGTTCTTCAAAAGGATTGCGTCATAGGTGGCACTGGAATAGGCAGAATCTGTCTGGATCGAGTTGTTCGTGGCATACATTCCGCGCCCAGAGGCATCGAAGAATACGATTGCATTGGTGTACTGGTTCTTGAGCTGGTTACCAGTCACTAAGTTAGCTTCGATCAGACCGGTAACAGAGCCATCAATGCCGATACCGTACTGGAAGCCTAGGATCTGATTGCCAGAGATAAGGCCCTGTTTCACATCGTAGAAGTAGATGCCGGTGTTGGTAACGTCGGCAGCGGCGGTAAGCTGGTTGTTGCTCACCTGAATGTTAAAGGCCCGCTGGACGTAGATCCGCGTATTTGACAGGAAGTTGTTGGCAATGATCCAATTATAGGGGCCTACGCCCCCAGCCATGGAGCCTGTATTTTGGATCTTGATGTTGATGGAGTCATAGATTAGGTTGCCAGTAATGACAACCCGACCGCCCGATACAGTGGGGAAAATACCCTCAATGGCCGTCACGGTACAGGACTTGATGATATTGCCCTGGATGACCACAGACGAATTATTGTCGGTATCAATAGAGGCAACGCCGCTGACGCCATTTTCGCAGTAGTTATTTACGATAAAGCTATCGTTAGTATTGTCACTAAAAATGATGCAACCATCAACGTGGCCAGCAGTAGCGCCAGCCAAATTGCAATTCTTAACATAGTTGAAAGCACAGACACCACCCCCGATTCCGCTGTAGTGGATGCCGTTGCCATTCGTGTTAAGAACGGTGTTGTTTTCAATCGTGCTGGATGTACCGCCAAACTGGATGCCTTCACACTGGGAGTCGTGGACGTAGCATTCCCGGACCGTCAGGTAGTCGCATCCGGAGCCGTAGAGATCGGTATGAAGCTCCCACTTAGTCAGGCTTGTGTTATTCGACTTGTTGCCATCCAACTCAAGGCCCAGGATCTTGACGTTCGGGATGCTCACGCCGTCGATCATGTTGAAGCTAGAGATGACCGTGCCGCCAGAGGCAAAGGCCTGGACAAAGGCAGTATCAACCGTGATCGTCCCGGCAGTCGTATTCACGGCGGTGATATTGTGATTATGGGTATCGTACAAGGCTCCGTTGAACACGCAGATGCTCATATCCACGGACCACTGGCTGACGTTACTAACGGCAATCACAGTCGAGGATGGCCCCGCCGCGATGTTGGTCGAGGTGCTGCTAGTAATCTGGTCGCATCGCTTGAGCTTGGCTCCATATCCGTACCAAGTCTGGTTACTCATGGGGCGGATACCGGCAGTCAGTCGGTAGGTCTTATTGGGGCGGAAGATCAACTGGCCGTTAGCCCCGCAGGCCGTAATAGCCGCCCGGATGGCCAGGGTATCGTCGGTAACGCCGTCGCCAGCCGCTCCATAGTCATCTACAGACACGGATCCCGTAAAGCCAGCCGAAAGCGCTGCCTGGAGGGTCCCGCCCGCTAGTCCCATATTGGGATTAGGGTATACATAAACATCTGTAGCCTGAACGGATTGCGTAGGCTTTGCACTAAGGATGCCTACTGAGCTTCGGGTATAGGAAGCCGGAGCGCCCAGCACGAGGTCGTAAATCCCTTCAGCCACATAGAAAGTTGCAACGCCAGCAGCGTTAGAAGTTACGGGATTTGCTAGCGACACACTAAGGGCTGAATCTTTGTACAGGCTGGCGGGGGTTGCTGACCCCGCAAACCGGACAGTAACGGTCGTATTGGGGCAAGGCGTTCCAACAGAGTCCCTAACCGTAAATGAGTAGAAGGCCATGTCATACGCTCCAAGGCTAATTATACCCCACGAACAAGCCCCCTTGCGGGGGCCATTCGGTATTCAGGAATAAGGGATTACTTAGCTTTCTTTCCGCTGGCAAACTCTTCGAACTCTTCGGCAGTAGCTTCGCGCTCAATCGTATAGGGCCAACGGATCTTCTTAACCTTGATATTGCCCATGCCTACCCCATGCTCCTTCATCTCGCGCATGGCAAGTTCCTGGTCATAGCCGGGGTGATCCACGTCATTTGCGGCATCCAGGACGATGGCAACGGCACGAGGAACGCACACGCGCTTGCCCACCTGGATCTTCATATCGACCTTATCGCCAGCGATGATGGGCACCCACACTACGTCAGGCTGCTTCCCGCTCATGTCGATAACCTGAACTGCGTGGTTATGGTGGATCGTCATCCAAACAAACCCGCCACAATCAGCGTAGCGATCCGCCCGAGGGGTACTGACCCCCTTCGATTTCTCAACAGCGACCACATCAGCAGGCAGCTTCTCCGCTTCGATCAAGCCAGACTTGGGGGGACGCCCGGCAAACTTCTTGGGGCGACCAGGCTTCTTCTTCTCTTCCGCCATCTAACACCTATAACAAAGGGGCCGGACTATCCCGACCCCTTTATTATATCCGATTTAATTAAATCAGATTAACGATAAAGCTCAATCGAGAGCACCTTGGAGGCGGCACAGATGGCCGTACCAAGCGTAATTCCGCCCTGCGCAGCAGAGGGTGACTGGCCAACGGCGGCGGTAGTAGCACCGGAGCTACTGGAATTATCCAAGAGCGTCACGCCGTTAGCAGCCAGGTACGTAGTCGTACCAGCGCCTACCGTCTGAATCGCCTTACCCGCAGCCATGTTCTCCGTAAAGTTGAAGACAATGGGATCCGTCAGGTTATCAATATGGACCTTGCGGGGCTTGAAGCCGGGGTAGATAGACTGGGCGGCGGCGGAGCCGTCATTCGTGCCCAGAGCGGTCCAGATACCAGACACGGCATCGAACTTAATGTTGGTAAGAGTGAGAGCCATTTTAGTTATCCTCCATCATCACAAGGAAACGGCAACTTCAAGGCGGTAGATCCAGTAATCATTCAGGATCTGAGACACGGCCATGAACTTGTAGCCAGCGGTCTTCCACTGAGCCAGGGGGTTAGCGGAGTCAGCGCCGGTCACCACGAAGGTTTCCATGCTGGAGGCAAGATCCACGTTACCGAAAGCATCCTTGCCAAAGATGACGAGGGGGTACACGTCGTTATTGCTGGTATTGGTGGACTGGAAGATCGTGTTCGCACCAGTCGCGGAACCAGCAGAAAGCGCGGCTTCAGACAGGGTGGATTCGAAGAAACGGATCTTCTTGTACGCGCCAATCTCGCCAGGAAGAGCCGAGCCAGAGTAGCGGTTGGCAGGCACGAACTCAGCCATCTTGTACAGGTCGTAGCTGACCACGGGGGGGCAGACGCACATGTAGGACTCAAGCAGGCCTTCAGTATTGATGTTGCCACCGGCCTTCATGGACGAGAACATGGGCTTGGCATCAGCACGGTCGAGCGTACGGATAACCTTGTCTAGGGCCACGGAGTTGATCTTACCGGCCACGGTATTACGACCACCGGCGCCGAGGGTACCAATGGAGTCAGTAGCGTAACCAACCTGAGTACCAGCGATAATGCCAGCCCAGGTCACACGCTCATAGGTATCCTTCTGGTTTTCGCTCATAAGCTTGAGCGTTTCCTGGAAGAGGGGGGTCTCGTGCAGGCTATCGAGCTGGTCAGAGAGCTGCATGACCATGCCGTACTGCTGGACCTGGGCGCTGATGGTCGTCAGCGTGGGCACAACGGTAGAGGGAACAACGCCTTCAATGAGGCCACGGGCAGAGGCGGGATAGCTGTAGGAACCGCTATCGGGGCCCTGGGAGGGCGGGACACGCTCAAGGCGCTGCCACTTCGTGGTACGGCTGGACTTCGTGGGGAGCTGGTACTTCTTGGCCTGAGCGGAAAGGGGCCGCTCGGAGATGGCACGTTCGAGGAGCACCTTCTGGACAAACGAACTAAGGTCGCCATATCCACTAGTGCCAGTTGCGATGACAGTCATTTCACTTTCTCCTGGTTATAAGGGCTATTCAAGCCAGCCCTTACCAAACTTTTTGGTGAAGTCGTCCCGATTCAAAGCGAGGGGATCGACGGTGCGGGTAGTGTCTGCATGTTTGGACGCCGGAGAAGTACCAGAAATACCCTTGGCAGAGGCTTTTGCGATCTGCTTTACGGCAGGGTCAGGCTTTGCGCCCTTCTCGCCGCGAATTGCCCTTGCGAGTCTGACAAGTGCGCGTTCATTGTTCTCGAACACTTGCTGTTCCTCTGGGGACATTGCCAAAAGCTCGTCGCGCAGTTCGTCCCTAATCTCATCAAGATAAGGGAGCTGCTCGATGACCCACGCCTTCCTCTGTTCAAAGCTTCGGAAAGCACGCTCCTGGTCAAGGGCCGCCTCAAGAGACGCGATCTTCGCCTGAGCTGGGGACATGTACTCCTCCAGGATAGGCTTAACAAGCTCGTATACCTCGGGGTCATAGTTCTTGGGGGCATTTACTGGGGCTTGACGCTGGTTATTCTGCTGGGCAGAAAGGAAACCTTCCATCTGGGCGACACGCAAAGCAAGCTGTTGCTTCTCATCACGCTCAGACTTCAGCTTGGCTCGTGCCTCGCGGAGTGCGGCAAGCGGTACCTTTTTTTCTTCCTCGGGCTCGGGCTGTTCGCCTTGCGGCGCGGCCACGGCCTCTTCGGTAGTTTCAAGGTTCTCCGGGTTTTCAATGATCTCTTCAGGCTCTAAGGCCATTTTTTCCTCCGTAACGTGGAATAGGACGATGGTCGGAGCGCCGGACCCGCGATGTGTAGATTATAGAGTCAATTTTCTGTCACTGTCAAAAAACTGGCTAATCTCTTCAATGAACTTAAGCTTGGAATGACGGTCCTGAAGACTGTCCGGGGTGGGGTCCCCCGGCTTGCTGAGGAAGAACTTGTGGCGCTCCAGAAACGCTACCAACGCCCATAGGTCCGGGCTGGCCAGGAGCCTGTCCCGGGCCTCCTGGAACTGGTCCCGGTCCTGCTGGTCCACCTGATCCGCCCATTTGTGATTGCAAAGCTTGCATAGCCATTTGCTGTTGCTGCTCAATCATCACCTCTTGTTCTGATTTCAACCAAGTATAGGCATCGCCTAGACCCATTTTAGAAGCCAACGTTGACCAAAGCTGGGGCCACTTAACGAACTGGCCACCGCCGTTCGCCATCATTACCTGAATAAGCTGAATGGTTTGGGCCACATCCTGGGCAGACATGTTCTGCCACTCGGCCCCAACCGGCTTAATATCAAACTCACCGGCAATGTCCTCTGGAGTTACCTGAACGTCCATGGGGCCAACCGGAACCGGCATTCCAGTATTGGGGTCAGATATGACTCCGTTGCCGTCAGAAATGATCCGGAGCATTTGAGGCTGGTCCATAAGCTGCTGGTTCAGGCTGACCATATCCTCAAGGACGGGCCGGATGAACGTATGCTCAATGTGCTTGATGGTCTCCGCTTCCTGCTGCTGTTCGGCAGAACCTGCCATACCGATTTCAGTAGCAGACTTCTTATAAGCTTCGGTCGTAAAGCCTTGCATGGCCCCGGTGGACTGGTTGAACTGGGCCATGACAAAGCCAAGTTCCTGCATACCAAGCGCAGACTGGTCAAGCTTCTGAAGCTGCTGAATATCGCCTACCTGATCGGCCTCAATGATCCCGCCAGGTGCGAAGCGCAGGTCGTCGATATTTACAACAGAGTTCGTGCGTACGACAAACTGTGGGTCAATCGTGATTTCATTCGCGTCAAGGACTTGGTTGAAACGCTTGTTAAGCGCGTCCTGGAGGCCAAGGACGCTCTCAAGATCACCCCGGCCATAAGTCTCGCCTGGGTCTTCATAGAGGCGGAACAAACGCCATGCGGCCCGACCATGGAGGTAGGGATTAGGCTCAAAACGAATGATTCGGCTGCGGTTCGCAATAACGGCGACATAGTTCTCTAGTAGAACACGCTTGCCATCAACTGTAATTGGGAAATTTCCCCAGCACTCCAACAGCTCAATGCCGCCCTTTTGGGTAGGCTGGAAGCCCAGTTTTGCCTGAGCCATGTTCTGGAGACTATCCGAGGACTCAATAGTCCGGCTTTCCTCGGTTAGACCCTCTACGTTCTCAAACATGGCAAACCCGGTCTCCGGATCGGGCTCAGCATTCTTAAGGATGTAGTCTTCGTACTTATAGAAACGATAGATCCGGAAGGCTGATTCGTCGTCGTCAGCGTCCATATCCTGGACATAGTCGAAGATATTACCAATCTCCAGGTATGGGCCTTCATACTTCAGCAGCGGCTTCGTGGAAAGCGGATCCGGTGATTCACCCGTAACCGCCATAGAAGACAGGCCACCCACATAGGTCTCATAGTCCGGGACTTGCGCAACGACTTTCTTCCAGTTGACGCGATACGGAACATTGCCATAGATACTCGCTTCCGTGAGAGCCTGTGAAACCTTATTGCGGAAGTTCGTTCGGTCGTGCTGATAGCGGAGAAGCCCCTCCATCATCATGGCCTTAACCCGGTCTCCAGGCGTTCGACCACGACATTCCATCCACCGGTCATTCGGCATCAGGGCATTTGTTCGGCGCTTGGAGTTGGACTCTACGGCATCTTTTGAAGCAGGCAAGAACCGCTTAGATCGGCCATTGGCTAGGTTTGCCCACGTACGACCGAACTTACAGGCCCACGCGAGGTAGCACTCGATCCAAAGCTCCTCCTTGTACTTACGCCTATCCTTCTCGTTTCGCCAAACGCCAACGGCGTAGCTAAGGATCTGATCGAGAGGTACGTCCTTCTGGATCATTAACCGATCTCGTCGTAAAGACTACGCATGGGCCGACGTGGCATGGCCAGATCGCGGTTGTAGGTATTTTGGTAGGGGGCCGGGGCACCCTGATTACCGGGCAATGCGCCCATCCCAGTCGCTTCTCGGTTGTACGTGTTGTGGTACGGGGGGATAACGCCCTGGTTGCCAGGGAGGTGTCCTCGCATACCAATGTTGGGAGCAAGCTCAAGGTTATACGTGTCCTGGTAGGGTGGAACCACACCACTATTACCCGGGAGCTGGCCCATGTTCATACCGCCAGGATAGAACCCACCAGTCCCAGCAGGAGCCTGAACGGGGCCTTGATTCTGCATATAGGGGGGCACGATACCAGTATTTTGGTTAGGCTGAGGCATTTGCGGCGTTGACTGAAGGCCCAGACGGGACCGGACAAACTGACGATAAGGATCGTTGTCAAACATTACTCGCCCTCCGCGCATTCTTCACAATAGACCTTCTTACCCTGGTATACGGCGTCCTTCTTGGGCACCATGTCACCACACTCAGAACACTTAACCTTAGGCCCCTTCGACGGGGCGGGCTCCTTGGACTCATCATCCTTCTTGCCGTGGCCAATTCCGATAATGAGATTAAGAAGTTTCCCCATATCTAAGCTCCAAATGCTCCGTAGGATTCAGCCCTTCGCCGGTTTAGTATAGCAGCCCTGCCAAGGCGGTTATCTTCTTCAAATGGGTCCAGAACATCCCTGCGCAGGCCATAAAGCAGAGCATCAACCGCATGGACCTCACCCCGCTGGTCATACAGTTCTGGCTTGTTCTTATCCACCTGGGCACCTGGGAGCGTCCGGATAAGGTTCACGCAGGAGGAGTGGATCTTCAGGCGGGCCATCCCATTAACGACCTTGAGGGCCTGACGTAGAAGGTTGACTGAATGTTCCTTCTTCCACTTCTTGACCGGACTGAACGTGACACCAGACCTGCTGAACTGGTCGCCAACCGTATATTGGTCACCCCAGTTAGAAAATACGGCGGTATCAATATAACGCTCTCTTAGGTACTCTTCTGCCATGTCTTCTATATTACGGATCTTTTTAGCGACTTCCTGGGCCGTTTCCCGGCTTCCTTCATTATGCCCAGCACCCTGTCCATATATCTCTCTATATATATGGATGTCGCCATTGGGGCTCTCTGCGAACCAGAGGAAGGCATAGGGGGAGGTGGTGCCCCAGTCGCCAGCCATCCAACGCCGCCATTCCTTTGGGATGGAGAACGGACGGATGACATGGACCTCGGGGTCCCACTCACTAAAGAAAGCCCCTTCTACCACGTCCCAACGCCCATCTAGGAGCATCTGCTGGATGTGCTTAGGGCGGGTGCGGAGCTGGGCCTCATACTTTCCATCGTCATAGAGATATTTATTGTCCTTAAGTCTGCCAGGAATGAAGATACGTGTTTTACGCACGATACCTTCTGGCAGGGTCTTTAGACTGTCCCAACCATCTTCAGGGTCAACCGAGCCAACTCCCTTGCGGAAGTAAAGATGGATAGGCTGCATCCCATGGGGGTACTTATCAATCTGCCAGTGCCGCATAACCCAGATGTGTCCCGGACCCCCGGGATTGGTGGTACAAACCTGACGGAGGGGCAATCCTTTGGATGAACGGAGACGGCTTCCCATGAACTCGTAGTTATCTGGGGAACCCATGAGGGTAATTTCGTCGAAGCCTTGGAAGGTGTACTCGTGTCCAGAGTGGGCGATAGCATCATCATACGAGTCCAGGTAAGTCATCTTTAGGCAAGATCCGCCTGGGCTTGTCCAGGTGTATTCCTTCTTCTCGAAGGTCCACCCCAGGTCACGGAACATCTGCATTGATTTTTTGACTAGGTCACCAATCTCCGGATAAGACCTACGGAAGATTACTCCGCTGGCGGGGTGGCCATACTCTGTCTCACACCGATGGCAATGGGCAATCCAGTCAAAGAGGAGGGCCCATGACTTCCCAGCGCCAGCTGTTCCTCCATATAGGATCTCATCGAACGGACAACTAAGTACCAATGCTTGCCGCTTTTGCGGTACCCATGCGTGATCTTCATTGATTTCTACGGGCATTAATCATGCTCCCAGGGGATCTGTTCTTCCGACCCCTCTACCGTTACGTCTATTGCCTTGCGCTTCCAGTCCTCAGGATTTTCCATGTGGACCATGACAAAGTGCTTATGCTGGATCTCGCCCTCCTGCTTGATGACCTTGGCATTAAGAGATAGGGCCTGGTCCATAGCTTTACCTGGATTTTCCATCTGCCACTCAAGATGGCGCTGAAGGAACTCGGTTCTATTAACAGAGGCCCTAACATAGTTGTTGAGCCTCGTTTGAAGCTGATGGGCCTCAGCCTTCATCCCAGCGGAATCTAGGTGGGCCACGAGTTTCATTAAATCCTTACTAATGCCAACAGCCTCTTTGTTTAGCTGAAGTGCCGTTTTCCGCGCTTCTTTCTTAATGGCAGGGTCTTTCTTCAATTCAAACTCCCTAGTCCATAGATCCTATGCCACTGGGGGTAAACCTGAAGTTCCCCGGGGCTGCATTCACAAAGATAGTGCGGGTAGGCGTTCTTGGGGCCGCGCTCTAGGATCCGCTGGATGCTCATTTCGGTAGGCTCCAGCAGGTCGCCACAGCAAGAACAGCGTTTTCTGGGGATCTCAATGACTGCCTTCTGGATCTTCGCTTTCTTGGTGGGCCGAGCCATAGAACCTCCATCCTCGCTTCATCGTAGCGTCAAACCGCTTCCCATCCGCTGAATACCCGGGCCACCCCAGGCTGTTGTCTGGACCCTCGGAAGCCACCTTCTCGTAGAAGGCCTTACGCCTTTCCCGCATGTTGTCGTTCAAGTGGACCCTCACTTTCTTGTTCTGTTGGTTTCTACGGCCCGTGAACATGAGTGAACCGTCAATGGTGTAGGTCTTCCCTTCCCGGTGGATATACCCCGCTTCTAGCAACCCCATAATGGCTTTATTGACCTTTGACCGCTCCATCCCTATCTGATCGGCAAGCTTCTGCTGGCTCAAAGTTACCGGGCCATCCTCATGCAGGCCCATAAGGCCCACCAGAAGCCTCAGCTCAGTAGGCGTAATGCTATCGTCCTGGGCTACCAGGAACCACATTCCTACGTTAGGCCACCACTTTTTCTCCATGCTAAAAGTATGTGCCGTCCAGGACACAAGTCAAGAAGCCACGGAAACAGAACCTAAGTAGTTCTGTTTCCAGCAGGTAGGTATAGACCACCTGAACAGGCCCTATATATATACAAAGTTAGGGGCCCGTAGGTCCCCCTTGGAACCCCCTCGGCCTCCCCCTGGACCCCCTCGGAGATCCCTTGGATGCGCCTTGAATAGTATATGGCGCGAGAAGGAAACATGATTCAGCTTCCGCATAGGATCCCGTGCAGGCAAAGATACCCCCGGGGGAGAGCGGGGGAGCGTGGGGGGGAGGATGGGGGGAGGCCTTCTATTGCCTCTTGGGCGGATCTCCGATGGGACACTCGGGGACACACGTATATAAGAAGGCGTGCTAGAAGAGGATGCATGGATGCGGCCTGGCTGTGCGCATAAACTGGTGAATATGCAGGATTGTGGGGTGTTTCGCTTTTCTTTCGGATAAATAATGCGATTTTCTGTTTTTTATCCCCTTGTGCGGGGTGGTGGGGTGGATACATTGGATGGTGTCGAGGGATTCTCGGCAAGCCCCAAGGAGGCACAATATGCGCACTTCATACATGGCAATGGTTAATCTGAGCCAGAACGTCAAGCACCCTGATCCACGGGCTCTGCCTGTCATCGTCTTCGTGGATGAGTATCAGGCCCTTCTGGCTAAGAAGGTTGAGAATAACGGCCATGTTCGGGAGCAGATTGAGGTGATCCTGTGAGCTTCCAGAACCCTGCCAATACGCTGGAATTTGTGGTAAAGACTAGGTCTAAAAATGAGGAAGAGTTTGAGGCCAAGATTGCCATCTGCCGGGAAATTCAAGTACAAAACGCAATGAAGGCCTATTTGAAGTCTAATCCCGTCAAGTAAAAGACCCGACCCTTGAGCCAAGCCCCTCCGGGGGTTTGGTCCAGGGATCATCCTGGGAAGGAGAAATATGAGCCTACACACTGAAAGGACGCTTGATCCGATAGCCGCTGCGATTCTCGGATGGCCCTTGAATGAACCGGAGGTCCGATCAAGCTTTGGTGAAGACGAAGCGATCAATAGGCCCTATGACTTGGAGGATTGATATGGCTTTAGATGTTGTAAGGTTTGATTTTGATTTGGGCGTGAACGGGTGCCTCTCACTAAGCCCCGACGGGGATTATGTCCGATGGGCAGATTACCGCGAACAGAGATTAAGGGTTATTGAGCTTGAGTGCCTAATAAAAGAGCACAAAAAAGCCATGTCCGGCCAGGGTGAGGCCGCCGATCGGTTACTTTGGTCTGCCCTCTGACCACTAACCGAAGGGCCTTCGGGCCTTTCGGCCAGGGGTCATCCTGGGAATCTGCCAAGGAGGCACAAATGAGCTACAACGGACACAAAACCCGGAACATGTGGAACATCTCGCTCTGGATCAATAACGATGAGGGGCTTTACAACCTGGCCCGGCAGGCGGTTCGTACCCGGACCCGCGCCGAGGCCGCTGAGTACATGCTGGAGGTTCTCCCGGAGCGAACCCCTGACGGTGTTAAGTACACAAAAACAGGCATCATGGCTGCGTTGGTCGGTCTCTAATGCGCCCGTACCTTCGCCCTGTCCCCTTCCATCAACGTCCTGCCTTTTGGGTGGCTGTGTTTATCGTGGCCTACCTGATCGGCTCTTCCATCTAAGGAGAAAAGAAAATGCAAGAAGCCATTAACACGTTCTACCTGAAGCCCACACAGTCTAGGTGTGCCCGTGTAAAAGCCCAGTGCGCCAAGAAGTCCCGCATCTATTCCTGGGACCACGAACTAGACGCCGAAGAAAACCACCTGTACGCTGCCGAGAAACTGGCCCAGGAGCTGGGCTGGTGGGATTCTGGTACTTGGGTGGCTGGGTGCCTCAAGGACGGTTCCTACGCCCACTGTTGCTTGGTAGTGCCTTCATTCGACCCCATGGCCTACATCACCCCGTTGTAACACTTTCAATAAGGCCAATATCAACTTCCACCAGCACCACTCAACCCCTGGGAATAGCCATGCACACCTTCCTCCACTTCCTGTTCTTCTGGCTCTACTCTGAGCCCGCCAATGAGGCCCCTAAGCCTGGCCCTAAGCACCCCATTGTGATCTTTGTAGACCGGCCCACCGATCTTGGTCACGAGGAGTAGAAAAGCCCAAAGCACAGACCACCAAGACCAGAAACGGCCCCGAAAGGGGCTTTTCTGATTAACGCTACAGACTAGTAGCCTTGCGCAAGTACTAATTGGTCATATATTGCTCCGCTAAGAGGAGCGAGAGGGGTCTACATACAAAAACAGTACTAAGACATTAGTACAAGCCAACTTTAAGTAATAACTACACTTATACATTGTCAGTATTTTTATCTGGACGCGGAATGAACATCAAAGAAAAGTGGGCGGCCTGGAAATGGCTCAAGGCTAACGGGCTGGGCGGCAAGCGTAATGCCTGCGCAGTCCCGAAAGACAGAGACATTCAAAAGATGCTGGATTCACTAGACGCGACACAATTACTTGCCTTTACGCATGGCCGCAACCTTGGCCCAGCACCCGTTCAAAGGCCGAAGACGCGTCGTAGCCTACCTAATAAGACGAGTGGCCTTAAAGACGATCCTGGATGGACAAAAGATGCCCAGGCTGCTTTCTTCGCGTCACGAGCATGGCGGGAACTCCGCTACAAGGTTCTGGCTTCGTTGGGTGGAAAGTGTTGCTTGTGTGGCCGGACTGCCCATCATGGGGTTGTGTTGCATGTGGACCACATCAGGCCCGCATCCAAATACCCCGACCTTCGCCTAGACTTTGACAATCTCCAGGTGCTTTGCGAAGACTGCAACATTGGCAAGTCAAACAAAGACGCAAGTGACTGGCGCTCAAAGCCCGTTCTTGTCAAAAAGAAAGCTTAGCTTTGCCCGCTCGTACGTCCGATCTAGGAAATGGGTAGCAAAGACAAGCAAAAGGCCTAAGCTTTTAACAAGGAGGCGAACATGTATCGCTACGTCACGCTCGACAACTGGAATATCAACGCAACCGAAGTAACTCACTGGCACAAAATCTACTGTAACCCTAATTGGGCACTTTTTGATGCCAGTAGTGGGCCTGCTGTTCATGAATGGATGGCTTACGTCCCTGATGAGCTAAGGGAAATTTGGCCAGAATTGACCGACCACCAACGGGTAATCATCGGTAGAACCCTGGACGACATCGCCGGTAGAGAGCATTGGGATTAGCCATGAACCCTGAACGCATTGACCCCTCTTCCCTCCCCTGGGCTTCAGACTACGGAGTCTATAACTGCGTCAATTATTTTGGCCGCAGAACTATTTTCATCGACAAACACGCCATTGAACGCGTGATTGAGGGCCTTGAGTGGCAACTGATGGGGATCAAACTATGAACTGCCCTAAATGCAATGTCCCGCTTGGCGAAGGCGTAGCTATCCAACAGACCTTTACTGGCGTCCCTGACTTCATTGGGGACACCTACTGCTGCACCATGAGCCCTGGCGGGCCCGGGAAGCTGATTGTTTGCGACAAGTGCCCTGAATGCGGGTATAGCGTCACAAAAAAGTAAGAAAGTTGTAGGTTGAGACGGCTATTGTCTGGCCTAGATTGATTACTGAGGCGCATGGAGCGCCCTTCAAAGGAGGCCCAAAGTGGCTCAACCCAAAGTTATCTCTATCGACGGCCAGGACTACGTACGCAAGCAGGACGTTGAGTCTGGACCTATCAAGGAAGTGCGCATTATCGTGGCCGATAAGGGCTGGGTGTTCGTTGGGAACTGCCAGGACCACGAAGACGGGTCAGTGACCATCACTAACGCCAAGAACATCCGTAACTGGGGCACCACCAAGGGCCTTGGCCAGCTCTCTACTGGACCCACGCCATCAACTAAGTACGATGAGTATGGCACCGTTCGTTGCACCCCGATTGTTCAAATCGGCGTCGTTAGTGGCTGGTAGTTATGACCGTCCTGCTTGGTAATAACGGCTACGGCAACGGCTACGGCAACGGCTACGGC